AAAGACTTAAAGTCATCCATAGCTGCAACTACTGATCTAATCATACCCATAACATTACCACGACCGTACCTAATAAGGCACTGTTCATTTAAACGCTCTGCGGCGACTGCGTCTCTATATGAAGAGCATAGGTCGCGCAAGCTGTTCCAACGATCTGCGAAAGTATCTTTCGCAGATTGGGAATTGAGAGGTAGGGATAATCTCTCTGTTTTCTTAATTGGATCCGGCATGATGAGCCATTTTTGCCCGTTGAAAACGAAAAATGCCGAGCAAAAATAAAGACCGAGGCCAGTAATGACTTTAGACTCAAGATTAAAATATGTGGCTAAAGATATCGAAATATCTGCTGGATCATACTGGAAATGGTTTTCAAGTATAAATAAGGAATCATCACCAACAGCGTAAATAGCTCTGTAATCATTACGTTTGATACAAGCGGCAAAAACGGTGCAAAATAGGTTCACAATAAGGTTACCAAGGCCGGTAGTGACGGTACCTGAATTTCTCTGATAATATAGGACTAGTTTTATAGCATGCTCAACGATTCTGATCTGTTTCTCAGTGTAACTATTAGCCCACATATGCGCGATGAGCGCATCGAGGCCTAACATTTTGAAAACTTGCTCTTCGATACTATACGTCTCATCAAATTGGGATTTGTCAAATTTCCCGAAATCATTCTCGAAAGCTTTGAAACTCTTAGTACCTACGAATCTATCAAAGTGCTGTTCTAAGTCAGACATGCTTTTACGTATCTGTACGCAAACCCTAGGGTCAAGTATTTCTAGTAATCTCTCAGTTATTAACCTAAAGAAAGAAGCCATAAGGTTAACAAATGGTTTGTGATGTATAACAGTTTGTAATGGCTGGAATTCGCCTAGCGATTCAGGAGATAAACGGTTTTTGGGTTCGATCTTAATAACGCATTCATAATTATTGAGAGCCCTTGCATCAAGAATCTTAGTTTCATTAGCGTTCCTAGGTTGTTCGAAACTATGCCATTTAGACTGTCCGACAGAAATCAGATAGTCATCAATGGCCTCTCGACAAATAGAAATGCTATTTTCGGTGAATCTTTGGGATACATGTTTCCAATCTGGCACTCCGATAGTATCCATTACGGAAGTAATAACGTCTGTTGCAAGTTTTTGCGGGTC